TTGACGTTCAGCATCGGGTCATTTCCGCACTTGCAGGGTATAGAGATACGCCGTCCCGCCGAGCTCGCCGGTCTTGAACGAGACGATGTCGTAAATGTCCGATCCGACCAGCAGCTTGTCGGTTTGCAGCGGCACCACGCCGAGGTTCTGGACTTTCAAGATGCAGATCCGATCGCCTTGGCGGATCAGTGTCCCGTTGATCAGGGTGTCGGCATAATCCAGCAGCAGCCCGCGCGTCAGATAATCCGTAACCGTCGGCGCGCCGGTTGAGCCATCGGCCGGATTGTAGGTTCCGGGCACTGTCCGCCGAAGCGTGACATCGCGGCCGTAGTCGGTATCATTGAGGACGTCGGCGATATCGCCTTGCAGTTCGTCGGCGAGTGCCATCAGAGAGGCTCATCGTCAGGTGCGTTGGCGACGTGGGTGCCGGGATAATCCGACATCCCAACGTTGAACCTGCTGGGCGCGCGGTCCAGATTGTCGTCAACGGCGTCCATCTCGGATTTGCTGGTGCCGAGCACCGAAGCGCCGAGCGCTCCGTCATCGGTCAGGATGGCGTTGGCGCGGAGCCTTTGCGCCAGGAGGCGGTAATTGGCCGACTTTTGCGAATTCTGGATGGTGAGGCCCGAGACAGAGAACGTCACCGAGCGCGAGAACTTGCCCGCAAGCGCGTCGGCCACCGCAGCGGCCGCCAGAGATGCGCTGCTGTATGAGGCCGTTAGCGCGGTGACTTGGTCGTCGGTAAACAATTGGTTGTCGGGATCGGTGTCACCGACTAGGAGCCGTACCAGATCGGTGTCAACGGCCATTAGAGCACATCCGGGATCAGTGTGGGTTTCAGCACGAATTTTCCGATCGTGACGGTGGAGATGTTGCCACCGGCGTCGACGACCTCACATTCATGGTAATAGGTCCCAGCCTTTATTCCTGAAGCCGTCAAATCGGTATCTGCCGGCAGCAGCGTAATGACAATGGACCATTGGTCGGTCGTTACGCGATCGATGGCGAGGCCAGAACCAACGCTCTTTTTGAGGTAGATGTCGGTGCCCGTGGCGCTGACGCTCTTCCCCATCCACCAGCGAGCGGTAGCCCCACTGAGATCGACGTCCGTGCCCGAACCATCAACTACAGGCCCAATCGTGATCGTCGCGGTGTCGCCAGCATAGTGCTCGATGTTTTGATTGATTGCCGGCATTTCACTTCCCTAGTCAGACAGCGTTGCAGCCAAAATCGTTATTTTTTCTTCGGCATTGCCGTCCAGCTTGACGTCTGTCGCCTGGATGCCTTGAAGGTCGAACATTTCATATAGATTGGCCTGCAACGTGGTCTCGGTTTGCTGAATGCCGATCAGGCGCCGCAATACGTCGAATATGCCGAGCAGATGTATCCGCTCGCCGATCGGCTCGAAAAAGCCCTGGATGAACGCGGCGACAACCGATAGCCCGGCGCCGAGGGCCACCTTCAGATTTTTTCCGATCATCCTGACTGTGGCGACGCTCGACGCCGAGTAGAGGCTCACCGTCTTCGGCATGGTCATGGCGAGAAACGCTGCGCTGCCAGCAGCCAATGCCAGTGCCTTGCCGATGGTTTGGACGAGGGTGACGGCTTGGCCGATGGAAATGGCGCTCAGTTGCGCGAGGGTCTTATAGATCGCCACCGCTTGGCCTGACGCTATGTTTACGGTCTTATTGGTCGAACGGCTGGTGATCGATGCGACCAGTGAAACAGTTTCACCGACCGAAGCTCTGATTGTCTTACCCGTGGCCTTGAGCAGTGCAACGGTCGAGGCGGCGCCCGCGGTGGTTAATATCTTGCCCGGGACCTTTGCGGCGCTAACCGCCTGGCCGACAATCAGCGAGATAAGCCGCGCAACGCCCCTCGCCAGCGTCAGCGCTTCGGACTGCGCAATGGTCTCGGTGAGCAACCGCGTCTTGATCCGCGTCAGCGTCACTGTCTCGCCCCATGCGACGGCAACGACGTGACGCGCCGAATTCTGGAGCAACACCAGCGGCGCAACTTGCATAGACGTAGCGTGTCCGACCTTGCGGATCAGCGTAGTCGCCCCTGACGCACTAACTGATAATGTCCTGCGTGCTTGTTTGGCCGTTGCGCTGGTCAGCTTTTCGGCCGACGCGATGGTCTCGGTCAGAAGTCTGGTCTTAACCCGCGCGGTGGTGACTAACTCACCCCACGATGCCGTCACGGCGTGATCGATAGAACGGACTGCGCTGACCAGTTGAGCGGCAAGCACGCTTACCGCGTGCGCGACGGCCTTCATCAAGGTGATGCTGCCGTGGGTCCCCTTGCCATGGATCGTGTTAGAGATGGTCGCCGCCGCCGTGCCCGACACGAACAGGCCATTGACGGCCGACAGCGCGCGCAGGAACGCCTTGCTCGCCACCGCCGTCATCGTCTGCGCGGTCGATACCTTCACGGCCTTGGCCGCACTGCGCGACGCGGTCAGCAATTGTGCGCTAAGTGCGACGATGGTCTTCATGTGCGCGTTCAGGGTCGATAGCGACACCTGCTCGGCGATCGTGGTCAATATGACGTGGCCGACCGAGCGTAGCAGGCTCGTGGTCTGCCCACTGGTGATTTGTTGGCTAACGGTCTTGGCCCCGACGCCGGTCCGCGTGACCAACTCTGCCATCGACACGGTGATTGAGCGTAACGCCGCCTTGACTGTCGACAACGCGACCGACTCGCCGGTGGTCATCGACAAACTGCGCAAATAGGCGCGGATCGAAGACAGCGTGATCGCCTCGCCGATCACAATGGTCAGCGTGCGCAGGTGCGCTGCAATTTTTGACAGCGCGACCAGTTCACCGCTCGCAATGGTCAGCGTCCGGATATAGGAGCGAAGCGCCGATAGTGTAATCAGCCTACCGCTCGTTATTGACAGCAGCTTGGCCCCCGTGCGCCCGAGCGCCACCAACTGCGCGCTCGCTATGGACAGGGTTCGCAGGTATGACTTGATGGACGTCCGCGTCACCGCTTGCCCAGCGGCAACCGACAATGTCCGAAGATAGGATCGGATCGAGGATAGCGTGACCGCTTCTCCGATGGCGAAAGACAACGTTCGCAGGTAGGACCGTAGCGCCGACAGCGTCACGGCCTGCGCGCTCGACACCAGCATCCGCTTCAACGAAGACCTGATCGCGATGGCTGCTTCCCCACTCGCGATGGATATGGCGCGCAGGTAGGACCGGACCTGCGACAGCGTGAACACCTCACCGCTGGCAACGGACACGGTACGCAAGGCGGCGCGGATCGAGGATCGCGTCACCGTCTGTGCGAAGGACGCCGCGATGGTCTTCAGCACAGACTTCACGGTAGCGAGCGACTGGCTAGCCGCCGTGGTGATGGTCAGCAATCGGTTGGCCGCGTAGGTCAGCACGATGCTGCTGGCATTAGAAACCAGGATCGTGGCGTTATTGGTGACGGTGCCGCCGCTCTTGACCGGCACCAGCGACACAATGCTGGCGATGCCAAGCGCAATTGCCCGCGCGGTGACTCGCAACGCGCTCGTGACGCTCCCGGTTGCAACGGCAACACTCTTGCTTAGCGTGTTTTTCTTGGAGACATTCTGCCCCTTGCCCTTGCCGTGGTTAATCTTGACGATGGTCGCCAGTGCATTGCCGTTGACGAATCTGGTGTGTGTCATCACCGCCAGCTTCCCAAGCAACGATTGCTTGGTCACCACGCTGTGCAGCCCGGTCCCCGCCTGCGAACCAGCAGTGATCTGCAGCGCGATGCCGCTGACATAATTGGCGATAACAGCCGTCAGGGTCTTCGGGTGCAACGGGGTCAGGGCCAAGGAAACCACCGAACCCATCGACACCATAAGCGGTGCCGTCTTGATGAACCCCGTGAGGCTGTTGACCAGCGACATGCTGGAAGCCGACACATTCTTGTTTGCCGATTTAATAGCCGTGGCACTTTGGCCCGACGTGACGCTGACCGCATGGGTGCCCGCGAACACCCAGCTCAGGACGACAATGCCCTTGAAGCCATCGCCGCCCGTGCCGGTCGAGCGCGAACCGCCGCCACCTCCCCCGCCATAGCCTATCGCCGTGCCGCCCGTGCCCGCGCTGACGTTGGAGCCGCCGCCTCCAGACCCGATGCCGCCCGCCACGCTGCCGGTGAACTCGGTGCCTTTCTTACCCGCTGCGGTGGCCCCGTTTCCCGGTGGCCCGCCGACAACCGTGCCCCCATCTGCCGTGCCGCCCGTGGTGGTGCTGGCCGCACCTCCCGCGCCCGTGGGGCCGCCTGCTCCACCTGCACCACCGCCTGCGGACGCACTGGTCCCCGCCGCGCCATTGCCACCGGCTCGGGCTGGAGGCGATGTAGTCGGGTAAAAACTAGTGGTGGCAACGGCAACGCCCCCGGTGGCCGTGGTGTTGGTTGCGGGAGAAGGTCCACCTTTGGCCCCGACAGCGGTACCCGTGGTCGGGAACGCGGTCGCATTGAACCAGCTGTCACCCCCGGTTTGTGGGAACGTGCCGCCATGAACACCGGCTGTGCCGACCCGATAGACTGCGGTCGTGGTGCCCGGCGTGGCGAAACTGAAATTGCTTATCTTGTTGTAGCCGCCGCCCGCGCCACCGCCGCCTCCCGTGGTGGTGCTAGCGCCGTGCGCGCCCGCGCCGCCCGCGCCCACGACCTCGACGGTGTTGCTCGCATTATTCCAGGTAGCGTCCGAAGTGTAGGTGACGTTCGACCCGGTAGTCGCCTCCAGGAACGCCTGCTTCATGTAGGGGACGGTCTCGACCTGGCCGTCGTCCAGCATCCGGTACAGCAGCCAGGTGCGGTCCCAGCCGTACTCCTTCTGCTCCTCGATCCACAGCAGGCCGACGCGGTTGAGCCAGCCGAAGTCGGTCTCGATTTTCGATCGACCGCTCCAGTCGGGCTGCCGCCAGCTCATCAGCCGGTCAGCCCCAACGCCATGGTCGCTAAACGCTGCACTACCATCTGGCCCCCAGTGACGACGCTAGAAGACAGTTCTTCAAGCATTGAATAATAATACATAAGTTATATCCTCCGAACGCTCCACGGAAACACGCGGCCAGTCCCAGCGGTCTGTTTCAGCGTGAACTTGGCCTGCGTGGTGACGGCTATCGGCGGCGAGACCTTCGCATCGTTGATCTGCGAATGTTGAAAGGTGCCCTTCCACATCTGCCGGTAGTTGGTGGCATCGACCATATCGTAGCAGCGCAATTCGAGCAGATCGCCCAGCGCGAGATTGACGGTATCGACGGAAAGAACATGCGTCGCAACCGTGGTCGGGCTGTCCAGCACATGCTCGGTGCTGATGGTCGCGGTTTGTGATCCTGATGCATCTACGGTCCACGACATTCAATAAACTCCATAGAGGGACAAACCTTGAGTCCTGCCTGAAGCTGAACTGCACATGCATCTAGCTGATAATCGAGTTCCAGATGGGATTGCTATAGGAAGATAAGGAATAATTGCAGTCGGTCTAGCAACCGCGCCCGACACCCCTCCTCTTATTAATTTAGTTGGAATGATATCATTTTCAGATGCAGCGGCTCCAATGGCAACTGATAGAAGATAACTTTGAGCTGTAGCAAGTTGACCTGCTCTATTCTCAAACAAGCCAAAAATACCCGTATAATCTTTAGCAGTTGATGCAATGACTGTAACATAACTTCCAAACGTATCTACAGTAGCGCTAGGAAGAATAGCGGCACCCTTAGTAGTAGACGATACAAAACCTAAAGCATCTACTCCACTTGCACCCTCACCTTGGGCAAATGATCCATCAAATAAAGTTAAAGCAATCAAACAAGTGTTGGCACCGGCTGTGGTCGAAGAAGTCTGGCATCTTGCAGACACCCTAGTTCCAACAGGAATATTTAAGGGAATAACAAGTTCAATACCGCTTTGCTGAGTGTATTCTGGACCTATCAATAAATCCTGAACAAGTACAACCTCTGATCCAGCACCACCTATTCCTATGTCTATAGAAGCCGAACACTGATCGGAACCATCAGCACTAGAATTATATGCAGCTGTTATATAAGCCAACACACAATCAGCGGCAGTGGAAGAAATTAATTGCACCCAAGAACCTTTAGTATTAGCTCCACCGCTAGTTAAAGTAGTCCCATCACTCGACGCAATATTAGTTCCTACTGATTGGCCGTTACAAACGTCACCTAATAAAGGAAAACCACCGGGCATAAAATTATCTATCTTTCATATTTTCAAGACTGATCCAGCAGCACGTTCATGCCGACGTTATAGACGACGCTCATCTTGCCAACGGGAACGTCCCACGCACTGAAACCAGACGGTGCAGCATGTACAAAGGATGTAGCGCCAAAATTCACCGTGGCCGAAGCCCCACTCTGGTCGGCGCTAACGGCGACGAACGCGCCTGCGCCGGGGAATAGCGCCGAGATGTCTACCCCGCCGGTATTGGTAGAGGGAATGTTCGTGGTGTTGTTGCCATTCCAAGCGTTGCCGGTGCTGTAGTTGATAAGCCATAGCTTCTTATTGTCCAGATCAAGGGCCATGCCGACGAGAGTGCCGAGACCAGTCGGTGACAAATTTGTCCCCGTGAATGCGCCATTGAACCAGACGGACGGATTAGCACCGGCAAAGACGACGGCTGCATTTGCGGCGGTCGTGCCAATCGTCGTCAGCGAGGCGGCGGCAAGAGCAATACCTAAACCATCGTCAGCGCCGCTAAACGTACCGCCAGGCGTGAATTCTACGTACCATTTGCCGCTTGTCTTCGACGTGGTCGAACGCACCGCGCCATCACTGGCGCTGCCGAAGGTGGCGGTCAGATTGCCATTAGACAAAGTGACGTTGGCAGATTCGTCACTCGGGTTGAGTGTTGTTGTCGTCATCTACTTTTCGTACACGGCACAATAGGAGCGCGGCGCCAAGTCTCGGCCCAGCAGCGGGTCCAGATCGATCCGCTCGACCAGCGTGAAGTTGCCGTCCAGCAGCGCCGTCACGTCCACGTCGTCGCGGATGAATCCAACATTGGTCGGAATCAATCGAAGGTCGTTGAGCACGAAGAACCGTCCGCCCGGTCGAAGCGCCGCATGGATATGCGCGATGTTCTCCTTGGGGTCGAGACAGTGTTGCAGCACCCACACAGCAATGGCGGCGTCGAACTTGACGCCGATCAGGTCGAGCATCCCGGCGTCCGCAGCCGAGAACCGTCGGGAGTCGACGTAGTTAGCCGCCAGCGCCCGCATGTTGGTCGAATAGTCGATGCCCACGGCGCGACATCCACTGCGACGGATCATCTCCTTGGACATGCGGCCGACGCCGCAGCCGTAGTCCAGAAGGAGCGACGCCTCGGTGAGTCCGAGAGTTCTCTGCATCAGGTCGCCGAGGTACGGCGTCTCGCGCTCCCATCGCTGTTCGACGGTCTCGTGCGCCTCGGGGCCAAGGATCACTTCCTTGGCCTCCTGCAGCGTCCCGATGTCGTAGAACTCAGGGCGAAATGTGACCGTTTGTTTTTGTACTGCAGTCATCACACACCTTAGGTAAGCTGGTCTTTCCAGGTGAACGCGATAGAGTCATTGACCGATAGCGCAATGCCCGCGAAGTCGGCGTGTGCGAACATGTTACCGCCCTTGGCGAGCACCTGCGCCGCCGTGGCGGTCTGACCACCGAGCGATGCGTTGGCAGCCGCTCCACCGTCGCCGCCTGACGTTGCAACGGCACCGATGGCGTGGGCCGCAGCGGTCGAGGACAACTGGCCCCGGGTCACGGTCATGGTGGTGGTGTTCTGGCCCCCGGTCACCAGTTCGACTTCGTTCTCGACCTGGATGTAGAAGTTGTTCGAGGACGGCCCGATGGCCGCGCCCAGCGTGATGGTGGTGGCACCGGAGGACTGCGACGAGGTGGCAATGGTGGTGGTGCTCGCCGCCGTGGTGGTGTCGAACAGCCCGGCCTCGGTGATGGTCTTGCCGCCGACCAGACATGTGATGGTGCCGGTGACCTGATAGGTGTCGGCGAGGAACGACGTGGTGACGAAGGTCGAAGTGCCAGCGACGCGGGCCTCGGTCTGCGGCTTGAACAATGCAACGTCAGGGTTGGCGGACGCGGTGACGGCGGAGTCACCCCACGCGATGTTCTTCGGCTCGGTCGGCGCGTTCTGTTGCTTGACGAGCGCCCAGAGTAGAGAACGACCAGCATATGTCGCAGTTGCGGCATTGGCCATGATCTAGGTTTCCTTCTTGATTAAGAGTTGATCCAGTTCCTTCATCACGTCGTTCATGACCCACACCCAATTGTCGGGCACTGTCTGACGGAATAATCTCGTGTTCGGGTACCAGGGGCTGTCGACGCGGTCGATCAACCACGGCCAATATGCGTCATAACACAGCATCACCCAGCACGGCACGCCGAGCGCGCCAGCGAGGTGCGCAATGGACGTGCAGCTTGTTATTACCAGGTCCATCTGCAGCAGCGCCGCACCGCACCCGACTAGTCCGCGCTCCATGAGTTGCGAACTGAGATCGCAGACCAACTGATCCGCACCAGCAGCGGCGATGTCATTGGCAGACGGACCGCATTGGAAACTATGCGCCCATACGCGAGGGTTCTCGACCACTCGCGAAATCACATGGAACGGTATGGAGCGCTCCTCGTTGCGGTCCATCAGCGGGTTGCCGCTCCACGCGATGCCGACGCGGAACGGGTTCGGCCCTCCGGGTTCTGGCAACGTAAAATCCTTGGCGCTCTGCCTGACGCGCCACAGTATCTTGCCGGGGTCAGCGGGGAGGTTGTCCAGTGTCGCGCCTGACCAGTGCGGCAGACTGCCCATAGAGATCGCATAGTCGGCGTTCGGCAGCGGAACGCCCTCCGGCAGGAACTCAACGATGTGCCTGTAGCCCCACAGCAGATTGGTCATCTGCTGGTTGACGTGCAGGTAGACCTTGCTGCATCCCTGCTCGCTGATCCATGGCAGGAAGCGAGAGAACAGAACGGTATCACCGATGCCCTGCTCGCCGCAGACGTAGACCGTCTTTCCAACCAGAGGCTCGCCCGCATAGTACGGGAACGGATACTTGGGGAATGACGTCCCCATCTTGAACGGGATGCGAACCTCCCACTCCTTGAAGCCCTCGGCGTAATTGCCTCGCCGCAACTTCAGCATGGATCGGTCGTAGCGGATGGCCAAGCTGTCGGGGTCGAGTCGCAATGCCTCAGCGTAGTGGTGCTCTGCCTTGTCGAAGTGTCGCGTCGCACCGTAAACCAGTCCTAGATGACAATGCGCGACGGCGTAGTCGGGATCGATTACAAGCGCCCTGGCGAATGCCGCCTCCGCCTCGCCATACTGACGAGAGTTAAAGTAATACGTGCCGATGTTCGACCACAACTCGCGGCTGTTCGGCGTGACCCTGATCGCTCGCTTGGTCGCGATGATCGCAAGTTCGTATTGCCGAGCCGTGTTGAGTTGCGACGCCGCAAACTTGTTGATCTGGTCGACTGCGGGGTGAACCTCCCGCAATCGCTTGCCAGGCAGTTGGAGCGGTTTGGTCATGCGGCGGTGAGCACCGCTGCTGACACCACCGCGAAGTCAGCGGTCATTATGGCGTCGAGCACGAACAGTTCGCGTGCCGTCTTGGCTGCCGCGCCGTAGTAGCGCAGCACCAGGGTGCCGCTCATGCCGTCTTGCGACAACAGATGAACCTCGAAGCCGTCGATGCTGACGGCGGTCAGGTCACCATCAATGTCGACCTGCTTAGAGACGGGGATATTGTGAGGATTCTGGACTAGAAACTTGGTCTGCATGGTCGTGGGTTCCCTTTAGTTTTCCGTTACACTCGAAAAAATGCCGGTCACACAGAACGGCTTGAAACTTGTGGCTGAAATAACCAGCCGTCCGACAGACTTCGCAGAGACGCAACGGATTGTGGGGAGTGTCAGCGAAATCAAATTGCACTATCGTTTGAACTTCACGTAGCACTTTTTCAGAAAGATGATGGTGTTCCACAGCCACAGCGGCATTGAAGCCTGAAGCTCGCCCCTATCATCGTCCGGAACGCGCGAACAATTACAATTGGGACATACGTCGCCAACGGGCATCTGCGCGCGCGCTGGATCGTAACATCCCGGCCAGCCCATCATGATGGACTCGGCCGCGGAAAAGACGCCAGGCGCGCGGCACGTTGGACAGGCGAAGATGATCTTCCCCTCAAGTGAGCTGCGCTTTAGGCCAAGAGTTAAGGTGTCTTCGTGCTCAACTGGCATTTTGATCGATCACCATCTGCATATATTCACGAGCCAAGCCTGATCGCATTTCATCGACCGTGAACTGCTGCGCCATCAGGCTATCGAACCACGGGCCGCGCTCAGGCATGTTTGGATTTTCCATCTTCGCGAGGTCGAGGTTGCCGACCGGCGCGGCCGGCGAGGTCGGTTCGACGAACACCGGCACGCCGGCGATCACCGCGTCAACTGCGACGTTGCTCGAATGCGTCACCAGCGCCCAGCAATCGCGCATGTCGGCGTCAATGGTACGGCCGCATTTTCTTGGGCCTGATGATGATGCGCCGCAGCGTCGCGCGCCGGAGCATTTTCTGCGAGCGATGTATCCACAGCCCCATGTCGAGGCCGATGGCGCGACCGAAGCCATTGCCGGGCAGCGCCAGGATGACGTGGCCGCTGGCAGTGGCCGTGCGCCACGGTGCCATCTCGACCTTGATCCGCGATGGCGGCGCGTCGTTGAGCAGCACCGGAGACAGCGAGCGATAGCTGATCCGGTAATAGCCGATCAACGTGCCGCGCGCCGGCTGCACAAAGCCGTTGTCGATTTGCAGGAACGGCCGGCCTTTCCGGTTCGCCCTCGGGACCAGATCCAGCGTCAGCCATTGCTGGCCCCAGAATTGCGAACATCTCGCCATCGTCAGGCGGCGGACCGATGCAGGTCTTGCCGCCGAAACCTTCGCGCCATCGCCTCCATGATCGGCGTGGTTTTCTCGATCCGCGCCGGCTCGATGCAGCACCAGAGCACGGGATCACTTCCAGCGGAGGATAAAGTCCCCGGAAATTTCCTTGACGACCTCAAAGCCCCATTCACGCAGCAGCGTCACCGCGTCGGTATCGCCGAGGCCGAATTGCTTGCCCTTGCCTGGCTTCTGCTCGACGATGATGCAGGGCTTGTCGCGCTTGATGGTTTGCTCGCCGCCTTTGATCGCGAATAACTCGTAGCCTTCGCAGTCGAGTTTCATAAAATCGACGATGCCACAGTTGAACGAATCCAGCGTGCGCATGTCGGCCGAGTGTTCGCCGCCGTCCTGCACATAGGTGTCGCCAGACGATGACGGGCCGGTGTGCAGCGAGACCTCGCCGGAGTGATCGCCTAGCGCATATTCGTGCAGCAGGGTATTCTCGCCGGGCACGTTGGCAAACCAGCATTCGATATGCTCGGGCACCGGCTCGAATGCGGTGACGCGGCTGAACATCGCGGCTAGAGGACGCGACCAAAGCCCGCAATGGCCGCCGATATCGACCGCGTGGCGGAAATTGCGGATGTACGGCATCGCCGCCATCAGCTTGTGCAATTGGTAGGTCGGGCCGCCCGCGAATTCCGGTCCCCTTTCCAGGAACTGGATTAGATGCTGTTCATGATCGGGAAGCCAGAAGCCGTTGACCTGTTTCACTCAAGATGCCTTTCGCCGCCTCGTAGACCTGCTCGACTGTGATCGCGTCCATCGCCTGCTTGCAGTGCTGGCATTCCGTGGTGTTGCCGCAAGCCTCGTCGGCCCCAAATAGATTGACGTGGGCCGCATAGCCCGTCGTCATTGGATGGATATAGCCACCGAATATCACCACTGCCGGCGTGCCGACCGCGGCCGCGCCATGGTGCAGGCCGCCCTCGGGGCCGATGTAGAGCGAGCACCGCGCCAGCATGGCGAGCGAGGTACGGAAATCAGGACTTGCGATCGGCGTGACGTGAGGCAGCAATCTTTGCCCATAGTTGAACTGCACCACATGATGACCGTCTGCCATCAATCGTTTGGCCGCCGCCTTGTAGCAATCCCAGCCCCAGCGCTTGTTGATCGCGAGCGGTTTGACGTGTGGCTCGATCAGCACAGCGCCATTTGGCATCTTCTCGGCGCGCGCTAGTTCCTGCGGCGTAAAGAACATCTCGCCCGGCGTGGCGCGGAAGTGCTTATCCCACCGCCAGCCTCCGGGCCGTGGCGTGCCGTACAGTCTGCGCCCAGGATAATGCGTTATCCATGCGAGGTCGCGATCGCGCTCGGCACCCGGCGGGGCCACGTTAGGATTACCTGAAAAAATTAAGTGTGCGTTGGCGTGCCAGAGAATGCGCCGGCCATCACCGAAGGCAATGCGTTTGCCGCGGGCGACGGCGCCTCGCGCCATGCCGCTGCCCAGAATCTCGTCACCTAGTCCGATCGCAGCCTCCCGCCGTCAGACCGCGGTCACGTAAAATCCAAACTGGTGACGATCGACCGTGCGAGCCTCAAACCCGGCAGCGGCGAGCCGTGCCAGCCACCACTCTTCAGCCTGCACGATCAGATGGGCATTGCGCCCGTCGCCGAGAAGCTTGGTCGATGGCACGGTCGCCACCGTGGCGAACAGCACGCGCCTAGTCAGCCGCCGCAGATCGGCAAGAACCTGGTCGAGATAGTCAGGCTCGATGTGCTCCAGCACCTCGATGCAGGCGACGATCTGCGCCGGCGCCGGCGGCTTCGCCAGTGCAAGAATGCACGGGTCGAAATTGTTGATCGCGATCCCGAGCGCGGCCTGTAGTGTGCACTTGCCGCAGCCATAATCCAGAACGTCGGCCGTCGCGAACTCGACCATCAGCGCGCGGATCGTGTCGGCGTGCAAATGGCCGGAGCAACCGTAATGCGGGGCCCGCTCATGGAGCCTCGTGTTAAGCTTGCGATATTGTTTCGAGATCGTCCGCCCTACCGTGCTGTGCCGCGCGCCCATGCGTCCCTCGCCGCGCGCCATTCGTCTGAAAACGCGACGTTCTCGTAACCCGGCATGTCCGGCGTGCCCTCGGTGTGATGGACGACGAGCGGGTCGATCGAAGGGTCGGTATGCCCGACAAGGAAATTATATTCCGGTCCCAACTCGCCGATCTCCTTGTCCCGCAGCCATGCGAACCGGTGCATGTCACGGCCGGGCAGCGTATTGACAATGTCAGGCGTCAGATTCTTGTTCGATGCGTGATCGCAGTTGAAGACCACGAATGAGGACCAGTTCTTGCGGGCGTACCGCGACTGCGTCTGGCCGTCCATCTTGACGCCGGGCGGCGGCTCGTGGCGGTGCTTGACGCAATAGACGGCCTTGGCCGGGTCCAGGCTGGTGAACAGCGACGTGATATTGCCGCGCACCATCATGTCGCCGTCCATGAACAGCGCCCAGCCTGATCCGGCAAGATGGGGCACCAGAAACCGGCTATTGGCGTGCTCGGTCGATTGTGGCGCGCCCGAAATCACGTCCCACATCACCGGGCGATCGGCGGCGCTGGCTGCGATATTCGACCGGCCGGGTGTAGAGCCCGCGCTTGATCAGATCGGCCAGCACCAGTCCATAAATCGGGATCGGCAAATTGAGATGGTGGCGCAAGGTCGAGCGCGCCACAGCGAACGCCGCGGCCTCGCGAGGATCCCAGCCGATGAATATTTTCATTTCACCAGCCACGCCAAACCATCCTCAATCGAGCATTTCGGGAACGCCAGCACGGTGGTGATCGGCGAGGCGTTCATCACCTCGACGCCGACGCTTTTCAGTTGCGCCTTGCAGTCGATGAAATTATCGCCCCAATTTTTCCAATAGCGGGCGTTCTGACCGGGCGTGTACCAGTGATATCGGTCCGGGCAGTAGTGACCATCGAGATAGTCGAAACCGAACAGAGCAATTCGCTTCGCGCGCTTGAGGTACCCGTAATTGACAGCCCCAAATCCTGAATTACCGCCAGACTGGATAATGGCGGGGTCGTCGCTGAAGCCAGCAAAACGTGACCGTAGCACATAGAGCGCACCCTCGATTTCCGCGCACGGGCCATATTCCGGCTCGACCGAAAACACCTTGGGCGTTGCGATAGTGCGCAGCTTGTCGGCCTGCCGGTTGATCCATGGCCGATCGAGCGAGAACACGCATTCGGCGAACGGTAAGTCCCAGATCGCCTCCTTGACCGCCAGCACGCGAACGCCAGGGATATCGAAGTGACCGAAGTCGAAGCCTTTCAGCGACGGGCCTGTGCCGACGATGGCAAGGGGCTTGTCATCCCACCAAGGTTCGCCGACCGAACCGAGCGGCGGCAGTTTTGCCATAACCAGCCCGGCCTTCTTTGCTTCATCGAACCGCATTCAGGTCGGCGAATTAGGACGCGGCGGCCCGAAGTGTCGACCTATAAAATTGCCGGCGCGGTAAAGCACTGCCGCTAGTAAGCCGCGGCCGCGCGGAGGAACATATCCTCCGCAAGATCCCTCAAAGCGGCCATACCAGAACCATGATGTCATGGCTATGCCGCCACATTCTTGCGCGGTCGCCCGCGTTTGGCGCGCTGCTCGAGCACCTGCGCCACCGCCGTCATCGGGGTCTGTACATCCGAGACCGCGATCCAGCGCTTGACGTACATCTCTTCAAGCACGCGATGCGACTTGATGGTGGTCTTGTCGAACGGCTCGCCCGGCCTCGGCTGGTAGCCGTTGACGGTAAAGCCGGCCGGCCATGCCGACACCACAAAATCGGCGTAGGGGTCGAACTTCGGGAGCCAGTAATACGATGATGCCATAGAACTGGCTCCCGCTTTCGGTATCAGGCGACGATTGTCGTAAAGAATGTACCACATTCCGCGGCAATCAATTTCTGGGTGTAGCTCATCTGCATTTCGATCCGGTCGGATTCCAGATGCTCCATGCGGATGCGCTTGATGCGCTGGCCCATGCCGCCGGCGCCGAGGAAACCCGTCCAGGAGAACGTGTACCCGCCGGAGGGCTGCATCAGGCTCGGTGACGGGGCGGCGTAAACCAGCAACGCCGACTTGCCGCCGATGAAGGCGTTGGACTCGTTGCCGTTGAACGTTTCGCTTTCCGTGCCGGTGTTCTTCACAGCGTCCATGACGAGGAGGCTGTCGATTTCCATCAAGGCCGCGACCGCCTGCTTGGTGACGATTGCAGGAGCCCCCGGGGAAGCACCGTACTTGATGCGGTCGGTGATCGAGCCGTGATCCTCAAGCTTCGACCAGACCTGACGGCCGAGCACGAGCTTGTTGGGACGGAAGCCGCCGGACGACAGATGAATCCGGTCAGCGTTGGAGCGCACGTCGGTGATCGGCGTGGCGTTCGAATCGTTCCACTGCAGCACGGAATTGCCCGACGGCGATGCCGCCAATCCGGCCACGTCGACCGCGGAGCCGGTCCAGATGCCGGTGGTGAAGTAGTTCGCGGCCCACTGCACTTCGCGGTTGATCAGCGCCTGGTTGGACAGGAACAGTGTGGCGTCGCGGTCCATGTCGAGCGGCGAATCCGCGTTGGCGCGGATCTGGTCTTCCACGTCCTTGTGCAGCGCCCAGACGTCGGCGAAGTAGGACGGGGTATTGTCGACCCGGTAGCCCGTGCCGGCGGATTCGGTGCCCGGCGCGCGCTTGCGCATGGTGTCGCGGTTAAAGTCGGCCCGCGAATAGGTGTAATAACGGTCGGACTGCTTCACAACGGGCACGTTCGGGAAAACCTGATCGGCGACGAACGCCGCCGGTTTCTGCATAAACGCGATCGAGATGTTGGTGAGTGGAGTATTTACGTGTACGTCGCCTGCGGTTGGGTTGCCCATTTGAGCTATTCCTTAAAGCTATTTCGCCATTTCTAGCGACGATTTATAGGTGCCTTTCCACATGGACATTCCACGCGGGGATAGGCTATGTTTGCCCTCGCAAGGAGGACCGTAAAAATGCGTTTCAAGGAGAGACAGGTTGATAGGGCAGCGGTGCTCGCCGCCTATGAAGAAACCAAGAACGGGCGCGAAGTGGCGCGTCGCTTGGGTATCCATGAAAACACGGTCTATCAGATCGTCCGCGTTACCCTCGGCAACTGCGCTCGATGCGGAGCGAAAGCAAAACACCGCTACACAATGTGCGAGCCGTGTCTTATCGCCGATCGCAATCGGTTAAAGAAAAACCGCGCAGATCGCCTGCGGCGCGGTCTTTGTCAGTCATGCGATAAGCAGCGCAGTCCACTATCTTTAATGTTTTGCGAAGCCCACCGAGTTGCCGCCGCAGAAAGAAAACTTGAGTCTAAGGCCCGCCAAAAACTGCTTGGCGCTCCGGGTTATTCTCAGGGAGAGAAACGTCGCCAGCAGTACATTCTTTGGAAATATGGAACTGACGGCGTGACGTGCTGGAATGATGCGGGCGGTAAATGCGAGGTCTGCAAGCAGACCTGCACAATTACCGCCCTGCATATTCACCATATCGATGAGAGCAAGACGAACCACGAACGCGCGAACCTGATCTGCCTTTGCCACAACTGCCACACGACAGTTCATGGATTGCTTCGGAGCGTTAACCCAAAAGCGATGTCGGATTGGTTCGCGTCTACCTATTCAGCCAAGTGGGGCTGATTACGACAGGCCGCGGGGTTGAAGAACAATAGCGAAGACGTCACCGCTTACGGCCGAAGCCAGAGCGAAGCCCATGTATGCGTTGTCCGCCGAGGAGGCGTTGACGGCCGCACCGTTGGCGTCGGCGACGATCGCCTGACCTGCGGTGACGGTGCCGCCCGCGACAACCTTGGTTGCGCCGACGATACGAACCTTGCCGGGTCGGCCCGTCGCAGCAGGAGCGTCCTGCAAAACACCTACCGACAATGCGCCGCGGGTCGACACCGCAGCATTTCCGCTGCCGTCAATGGTGATGAAGCGATACTGCTTGGTGGAAAGATCGCCCGATGCAGGAATGCTAAGATCGAGTGCGTTGTTCTGGCTGAACGACATGGTGCCGTTCTCCTTTCATTCGAAAGAGATATGGAATTGCGGGGCGCGCCCGCCGGCCGGAGGGCCAGCCAGCGAGCGCTACACCGCGCGGTGCCGCCCAGGAGCTTAAGCGGCGCGCGGTTTCTCGGTGATCGACTTGGCGTAGGCAGCTTTGCCCTCGGCCGTTTCGAGCACCTTGGTATAGGCGACTGCCTTGGACACCGTCTTGTCGGTAGCCATGTAGGCGGCGACCATTTTCTCGATCTGGCCGTCAGCGGTGTCGTCGCCGTTGCCGTCCTTGCCGAGCGTGGTCAGTTGGGTCTTCATCGCCGCGTTGCCGCCCTTGAGCATGGCCTCGACGACCTCGCGGTCCTCTTTCGCCAGCTTGGAGACAGCGCGCAAAGCTTTCGCCTTGGCGATCGACGTGCCCGGGAGTGCCGGAATTTCCGTCTCGACGCGCTTGGTGAAGGCGTTGATCTCGTTGGTCTCGGTCAGGGACTTCATGACCTTGAACTGATCCTCGCCGATCACCGACTTGCGCAGCACAACGCCGTCGTGCTCGAGCGTTTCGTCGTTCTTGGCGACGTCCGCGTTCTTCGCGATCTCCGCGTCGAACGCTTCCTTGGCCTTGGCGACCGCCTTGGCGACGCGCTTTTCAGTGTAGGCGCGCCACGCCTTCTTGGCGTTGTCGTTCATATCGTCGGCGTCGGGCTCCGGTTCGCCGTCGGTTGCGCTGTCGTCAAACGGCTTTTTCTTGGCCGACGCCTTGGTCAGAGTTTCGAGCGCCGCCGTGGTTTCGGTCAGCTTCTTGGTCAGATCAGCGGTTGCCGTGGTAACGGCTGCCGGAAGTGCGGCTTTCACCGCGTCATCAAGCATCTTTTTCAGTTCTGCGTCGGTCATGTCGTTAATCCTTTCATGGCCGGTTGAGTTGTTGTCGTTGGAGGTGTCGCGCTTCATAATGGTCATGCGAGCGCCGGCCTGCGCGGGTCGGTCAACGGCGCTGATTTCGTTCATCTTGAACGCTCGCATGATGTTTTTCGCCATCAGTGCAATCCTATGTTTTGCAGCATCGCCACGCGATACCAGCGTTTGATTTCCTCGAGGTCGGTGTCCGAGCACGTCACTTCGACGCCTGGTTCCGACGTCAGATGATGCCGAGCCATCTTCAGTTTCAGCCGCACGCACCGGCAGCGGCACGGTCTGCGCGCGCTTGTGCATGTAGAGCGCCATGTCCTGTTCGGACGGCGGGCCGGCGACGTCCTGCGTGCCTTCGTTACACATGCCGACAATAAATTTGCGAACGGCTTCATGCACGCCGCTATCAGAAGAGATTAGCCAACGCACCGGGGCAGCGCACGCCAAACCAAAGGTGTATGTTGTGCGGCCGCGCCCGCGGCGACTATGTATTCTCTGAATGCCGCTCACGCCGCGACTTCCTCATCCTCGACACGATGACCGCCGATCGAAAACCCAGTGTAATCGCCGTCCTTGAATTTCTGAAGGATGTCCGGCGGCGGCAGCATCGCGATCATCAGCCCGGTGGTGTCGGTCTGCATTCCCATCGCTTTCGCAATGTCGGCCGTCATGGGCCATGCGAACACCACGGGCCCGATCTCGTCGCCCTGGTGCATATCTTTGGCGACGCGGCTGTTCTTCATGAAGTCGGCCGCCGCGTGTAGCATCGAGTCTTCGGGAATATGATCGCCCTGGCTGTCGAAATAATTCTCGCCGCCCTTGTTGCAGACGATGGCCCAGCCGAACACCAGCCCGAGGCTGTCGTCGACCTTGAACACGGTGGCCTCGGTGTCGAATTTCATGGCGCCATCCTTCGGCTTTTTCTTCGGCCTGCCGTCGGCGCCGAGCGGCGCATCGACGTGCACGGCGCCAGCGGTCGGTCCGTCGCCGCTTGCCGGTGCAGCGCCGCCGCCGTCATCCTTGAATACCCACTTCTTGCCGGTTGCCGGGGCTTCCCAGCCCGCCGATTTGACCGCCGACCAGCCCTGCCGAATGCAGCCATTATGGTCGATTTGCGCTTGCTCGGCCTCGTTGGCGGCTTTACAAAAGACGTCGTGCGCGCCGGGCGGCAGGAATTTGGCTACTGCGACCGTGTTGGCGGTGTTGAATGGCAAGGGCCTTGATCCTTTGAGGGGTATTCGAAGTGAAGCGGTTTACGTACCTGTTTGTTAACACTCATCCGAAAAGTGCAGCTCCAACGACCACGTTTGTTATAAATGCTGAGAGTCGAGATGTTGCGGACGACTGCATCAGAACTAACGGAACGGAATATGTTCACCTCTTAAAGGTCACCGAAGAAGATATAGGCGAAGCACCCGGCGCGACTCGTGAGAGCAGGGGAATGGTGTGAGCGTCTTCGAAAGAGACGGAATGGTCGACACGCCGCTGGCCGAGCCTCACGGCTCGAACGGTGCCCCATCAGCGATGGTGGCCCAGTTTATTCA